GTGGCGACCCCGGAAGGATTGCAATAGATGTTAAATATCAATGGCATGTGGAGTAAACCACCCGTGAAAACCGTCTATATGCGTCAATGACTTACGGGGTGCTGTGTAAACCAGAAACCGCGCGAAAGGAAATGACAATGCGACACGTATCAGGAAAGATCGGCACGTTTGAGGGCTGGACGTTTTGCGACGATCCAGACTTTAACGAAATCATTATCAAGCTAGCCAGCAAGGCAATCGCAAACGGGTTTGAGCAAGGTTGCCTGCACCCATATTTCAGATGGCAAGGCAAGGATGTATGCGTAGAAGTTCCGTTAAACCTTGATGAAGAGGAGGGGCTTACACCACATTTCACCATATCTTTGGGCGAAATGGTTGATCACTGCCTTACGTGGGATTTGTCAAGTTATGCAGACCGCGACGCCGCTCTAAATATTGCAGACGAAATGGAAGCTCAAGTTAAGCGCATACGCATTGCTGCGAGGGATGCTGTTTTGGAAAACGCCAGCCGTGGCCATTAGGTTGACGGGAAAAACGATCTACTATGAAGGGACTTGCCCCCCGCGCCAGAACCTAAATTTGGTGCAAATTATAAATAACAGAAGGCTAAACCGTTGCAGAAACCCAAACACATCACGAACACAGCAAGAATGCATGAAACCATCATTCGGCTATCGTTGCTTAGTGAGGGCGCACCAATCATCTCATCGTTCGGCGTTGACGTGCGCCCAAGGGGGACGCGCAGTTTTAGGGAATGCGACATGGGGTGGATTACTTGCCGAGTCCCCTTGCGAAAGTGCGGTCTGCGCGCCCCATCTACGACAGTGAAGCATTTTAAAGGAGTATACCACACGTTAAGGGGTGCAGATGGAGCGCCATCGTTCTGGAACGAAGCGGCAGATGGCCCGCCATACACGACCGAATACTACCGGGCCTTTTGTGTGGCCTTGGGCGTTCCTGAAATTGCTGATTTAATGGAAACACTCAAAACCCCTTACGGCGACTGTCACTTTGAAATGTCAGAGACAGCGGCCAACAATCGGGCGAATAAAAATGGCAGAGACTACACCCTTCCCGCTGACTGGATGAAGAATACCTATATCAAGCAGAGGGGGCGCTGTGCGCTATCAGGATTGCCGATGTTCCGGGATGGCGGCCTGCATTGTCCATACATGCCTGTCATAGATCGCATAGACTCCGATGGGTCTTATACCCCTGACAACTGTCGACTGCTTTGCCACTCGGCCAATATGGCAAAGGGAAAGACAACAGACGACGCTTTTTCCAACATCTGCGCGGCAATACACCTTCGCAAGATTTCCGCTCACAAGACATAACGAAAACATAGTGTGAAAGTGTGAAACACGGAAAGGAAATGGAATGGAGATTTGTTGCAGATACTGCGGGATAGCACACACCTTGGTTCACGAATCTTTTCGTGATGAAGACGGGTTTATATATGAGGAACCAATTGACCTTTGTGAACACTGCGTGGAACACTCAGAGGATCGCCGGAAGGCTCGCGCCGATTGGGAATATTATCACGACGAGCCTTGTCCAGAAATTGAGATGCCGCAACCGCCGGAAAGCACTTAACAGCCCCCCCCCTGCCTTCGGAGGGCAGCGCAGGCCGCTTTGGTCAATCGCGCTCAATCTTGGGGGGGGATGCCTCTATGTCGCGTAGTGGGCGGCAATTTCAACACCATCCGGCACCGAACCGCGCCACCACCATTCCGCGTGTTTCGCGTGAAGGTCCATCGGCTCAGTGACAAGAGCCTTGTGAACCGCAGATAACTGATAGTGGATTTCATCATCGAGGTAGGTATCACCCTGCATTTCAGGGCGTAGGGCTGCGCAGAATACGCGGCCATCGCTTCTGATCCTGAGTGCCATCGCATCGCTCCCTAACTTTGATTGTCTTTTAGGTATCGCTCCGCCACCAATAACATCATTTCAGCATGGGCGCGGCTCTGCGGCATTGGTATTGTTTCGGGCAACTCTGGAACGGTGTCGCCAAGCCATCGACGCAGTTTAGCGTCGGTCCTCGGAGAAAGACTGCCCTCACCACGCAATGCTCTAGCAATAGTTGAGAACGACACGCCTGATTGATCCGCCACCTCCCGAATGCTTGCGCCGGTTTCCGCGATAGTGTTTCGAATACGATCTAGGGTCACGCTATGCCTCATCAACTTTGATCGTTTGTTAGTTTGAAGTTCCACGCAGTCGGTGCATTGCCCCGACCGTAGAGGCATCCGTGACGCCGCGCCAACCACCGGACCAGAGAAACTCTTGCACGAAGCTCTCCGAAGCTCCGCGCTGGCCCCTTGAATGTCATGGCCTTAGGAACCATCGACTTGCCTCCATTCATTTGAAATCATCGGGGTCAAACGGCTTGGGCCTTGATGGCCAGCCATAGCGGCCAATCACCATTCCCCGCGTCACTTCGTGTCCATTGCGCGCGCTTATTGCTTTGAGCCTGTCGCGCTCTGATCGCGTTTCATCCAGCCAAACGGCACGATCCATTTTCGCACCATCGACGCCAGGGCGATACTTCGCCTTCGGACCCACCTTCTTTGGCTGATTTTCGACTTTGACAATTTCAATGGACACGCCTCGATCCTCGACCATCTGCCGCCACTTGGCATCGCCTGCCGGACTGCCGCCGAGGTCGCGCAGAGAATAGAGCAATAGCGTATCACCACGACGCAGGCCGAGCCTGTGCATCATGTTCGCTCGCTCTGTTCTATCGGGGGAGGTATCCACAAAGATAACAGTCGCGCCAGCGTTTCGCAGCGCGACGGGGTCTTTGCGGTAAGAATAAGCAAATATCTTCATGCCAATATGGGTAAATGAAAATAGCCGAATATACAAGGTATAAATAAAAACTTGAATATTTCTATTTGTGTCGCTATATTCTATTTGAGACACAGGAAGTCACAAAGACAGACTTCAAATGAAAGGAACGTCATGAATCTATTTGAGCATCTTAGGCGGCAGGCAGCATTCAGTCGCGCAACGTTCGGACCCGGCGCGCGCACCAATGGCGTGTCAGATCACATCCGAAAAGAGTTGATCGAAGTGCAGACTGCAACAACCGCAGCAGAGCGCAGCGAAGAGTGGACTGACGTAGCCATTCTGGGGCTGGACGGTCTACTACGGTCGTGTGCTGATCAGTTGCGGCAGATCGGCGCGGGCGAACCCACAAACGCCGAAGTGGCCGATATGGCCTGTCGCCTAATTCGAGAAAAACAGGACACTAACGAGATACGTGTTTGGCCTGATTGGCGCACATCCGATCCAGAGAAGGCAATCGAACACGACCGCTCAGTAGGCGGATAACACGGAAGGAACGATCATGTCTAAGTCACCGGATATTTGCATCTACCATGACAATTGCGACGATGGATTCGCCGCCGCCTACGCCGTCTGGAAGCGGTTTGGCGATGCCGTCAGCTACGTGCCTTGCCAATATGGTCAAGATGCGCCTGACGTGACCGGCCAAGATGTTCTGATCGTTGATTTTTCATTCAAAAAGGATGTGATGCAGGCGATGGCAGATCAGGCCAAACGCATCATCGTCCTCGATCACCACAAAACTGCCGAGGCGGAACTGGCAGATTTTATTAATCTGGAGTGCGTTGGCGGTCCGTTTGAGAAACGCTACGCCGATAAGTTGATTGAGGGCGTTGGCGTCTGTTTCAACATGAAAAAATCGGGTTGCCGCATGGCGTGGGAATACTGCTTTGGCAATGACCCCATGCCTGATTGGTTCGCCGCCGTCGAGGATCGCGATCTTTGGCGCTTTGAATTGAGGGCGACCAAAGAAATCAGCATTTCCATCCGCTCAATGCCCAGAGATTTTGAACTCTGGGATATGTTTACGGCGGAGAGGCTGGCAAACGAAGGCGTCGCGATTCGTCGATATGTTGACATGATCATCAGCAACATCTGCGACACCGCTTTCCAAGAAGAAATCGCGGGACACAAGGTTCCAGTGGCGGCGTGTTCATACGATTTCGTTTCTGAAACTGCAAACGAACTTCTGCACCGAAACCCCGATGCGCCATTTGCCGCCTGTGTGGTTCGGTCATTCGATGGCACGACCTACTCTCTCCGCTCGACGGATGATCGAATGGACGTGTCGGAAATCGCAAAAGCGAATGGCGGGGGAGGCCATCGCAATGCGGCAGGCTTCCGCGTCACCGCATAGTTAACAAGAAAGGAATAGAAAATGATCCATGACGCCGAAAAGGTCGCATATTCATCCATCGTAGGACAGTCGATCATGCTTCTTGACGACATGGGCGCTTGCATCGGGATATTGTCGGTTCGGAACACAGACGATCCGCAAGGTATTGCAGACCAAGTTGTATCCGCGCTCAAGGCACCTAATCGCCACGCATATAAGGTCGGAGTCGCCTTTGGAAAGGCATGGACGCCCGAGAAAGAGCAGGCGCTTAAAGATTTGGCCGATCTGGGCCAAGATTTCGATAACAAAGAATAGGAAGGTCTGACGAATGACCCCGCTTAGACCAACGAACGCCACCCGACGCCTTGCAGAGGATCAGCCAGAATACATCGGCCTGTCCATTGTTGACGAGCGCATAGATGGTGTGAATTACATGACTTCGATTTGGGAGCCGACACCAAAAGAGCTTCACGATCTAAACAACGGTGGTGCGGTTCGCCTTTCGATCATTGGCGACGACATCATAACCAGCCCAATCTTCCAGCCTGTTTTAATCACAACCCAACCAGCACCGGAGTAGACATGCCAAGCATAGACAAGATCGCCTTAACAAAGATCCGCAAATTGGCACGCAGGGGAAAGCTGATCGACACATGCTTCAAGGTCTTTCAAGAGCATGTGTATCCAGACGCGCCAGCCGATCAAATGCGCGAAATGCGCACTTGCTTTTTTGCTGGCGCTGCTGAACTCTTTGCCGTGATGAACGCTGGACTTGATGACGGATTGGACGAAACAGACGGTGATCTGCGGTTCATGCAGCAATGGGTCGACGAACTGGAAGCATTTCACCGCAACACTATAGCGGCAATGTCAGCCGATCACTCTACCGAAAACTGACTGAACACGGAAGGAACGTCATAAAACTGCGCGCCAATGGCGAATTGCACCGCCATTAAAGCATTAAAGCGTAACGCCAGACAGGCTGATCAACTATCAGGCACATCAGCACCGATTTTGACGGTGAAAAACCCGTCATTCGGCTCAGTCGCAACCAACCCGTCGCCAAAGGTGATTTTGAACTCCGCAGAATAAAGACCAGCGGTGTCAGTTTCACCTGCTCCGAATGAATACCGCAGCACCCCGTCATCGTCATGGATCACAGCGTCTTGGCTGATCACAGTGGCCCCCGCTTGATCCATCATTTGAAACTTCGCAGAGGCACCCGCAAGATGCGCGCCACCCTGAACATATGTGCTGAGGGTGTATTCAATGCCGTATTTGCGGTCGCCGCGCTTAATGTAGAATGTCTCGCTCATTTCATGCCTCAAATCTTGTGAATGTTCCTGCGTTGCGCGAAGCGGTCAGCGTTCCCGCGCGTCTGGATGCCGTGACTGTGCCTGCCTTACGAGAAGGTGACACGCTGCCGATTTTGCGTGATGCCGTGAGTGTGCCAACCTGCCGCGAGTTTGCGGGTGAAACGAAGAATGGCGACAAAATGCCTGACACCGCCGCGTTACCTGCAATTGTCAGCGCAGGAATGCTCACCCCGCCTGATACGTCTGCCTGGGCGTTCGCAGAACCCGAAACCGTCGCAATCGGTATGCTGACGCCACCAGTGACGCCTGCGATTGCCGCAGAATCCCCGCTTATAATCGCCGCCGGAATTGTGATTGCGCCTGATACCGCACCAGCCGCCGCAGCTGATCCAATGGCCGTTGGCAGCGGAATTGAAACCGCGCCAGTAGCAGACTCGCCCTGTGCAACCGCGCTGGCCGATCCAGACACCAATGGAACGGGAACGCTAATCGCGCCCGATGTGGCCCCCAACGCAGCAGCAGAGCCGGAAAGCTCGAACAACGGCACAGTGACCCCGCCCGAAGCGTCAGCAGACGCCCCTGCGCTGCCTGATAGAGTCAGGATGGGCAGTGTTACGCCGCCGCTTGAACCAGCCTCTGCACCCGCCGCGCCTGATAGTGACTGCACGGGGATAGATACGCCGCCAGAAGCGGCCAGAGATCCAGCTGCCACCGATGCTGCGCCAGAGATATCCTGAACCGGTATCGTTGCGCCGCCAGATGCAACCGCAGACGCCGAAGCGGAGCCGGAAAGCCCTGGAACCGGAATTTCCACGCCGCCAGACACTGCGACTTCCGCCCCCGCACTGCCTGCGAGTGTCGGCACAGGCATTTCAATTGCCCCTGACGCAGCGGCCAACGCATCAGCAGAACCCGCAGTCGTTTGCAGGGGAATTTCCACACCACCGGACGCAGCGACTTCCAGCGCCGCACTGCCGGAAAGCGTTTGTGTCGGAATAGAAACGCCACCCGATGCAGAACCCGCACCAGCCGCAGAACCGGATAGAGTTGCGACTGGAACAGTTACGCCCCCAGACGCTGAACCAGATGCCGCAGCCGATCCTGACAGGGTGGCGACAGGAACCGTCACACCACCAGAGGTTTCCAGTGAACCGCCAGCAGAAGCAGGCTCAATGCCTACGGTGACGCAATACCACTCACGATTCGAACCGATCCCGAAGGTGCCGGGGTTTTCGCTTGTCGCCTCAAGTTCGCGGGAAACGATCTTAACCGAACACTGGCCCTCTTTCTGCGTGACCTCAGTGCTGTAGTTTGCAGGGATGCTTTCAAACGTCTTGCCATCGTTGACGTTGCCAAAGACGATCCAGAGCGTTTCCTTGCTGCCCCAACTTGGAACAAGGTTTGGCGGGTTAGGTGTATCGCTGTCGCCAGTGGCTGTGGTTAATTCAGGCGCGGTGTCGTTGTGTCCGCTAATCCTGAATGTGGAAATGACGGTATCTTTGTCATCATCGAATGTAACAGTTTCTGTGGAACCTTCACTTCCATCCGAGATTTTCCAGCAAGCGGCAAAGCACGGATCATCAAAGATGTCTTCCTCAAGCGCAGTCCAACCCGAAGGAAAGCCTACATCAAGAGCATCGCCCCGAACACCGATTAGCATCAGCAATAAATCACCGCTCACCACGCCCGAAGGCATGTCAGCGTTTATACTGGTGCTTTTGGCGTCTGTGACAGCGACGCTCTCAATTACCGGAAAGGCCATCTGTCGCCCTTTATTTTGCGTGGATCACAGAGGCCATCCATCAAAGCATAGATTAGCTCGCAGGTTGCGTGACCGTGTAGCTGGAGCAAGACACAGTGAACCCCGCGCCGATGGTCAGGCTGGAAATATTCAAATCGCCGCCCGATGTTTGGACGTTGCCCTGCCAGACTTCGGTGTCGTCCCGATCCTGAAACACGTGCTTTGCAGCAGTTCCCCCCGCAGCGCTGGTGTCAGAGGTGATCGCTTCAGCAGTTGCAACGCCTGTTGCAGAGTTTCCGAATGCGGGGTTGCTCAAGGGCAATTTCGCAACCTCAACGTCTCCCGCAGACAAAATCACAAGATGGCCGTTTGCCTCAGAAGACCCTGCATCGCAGAGATCTACCAGAGCATTTGCAAGCGCATTGCGCGCAGCTGTCGTTAGAGTGATACCCATTTTATTTTCTCCTGTGGGTTAGTCCAAGTTTTTCGACAATATCCAGAGGCATTTTCTGAATATCGTCATCGGTTAGCATCGCTTTCATTTCGGGCGGTGCGTTTTCTGGATCGTCAAAAACGGGAACACCGTTCAGATCTCGAACAATTCCAAAAATTGCCATGCCATTTCCTTTCGCTAGTTTAGATCGCCTTCTGGCGTTGGGTCGAAGTTGGTCCAGTTAATTCCGGTTGCGAGAACGCAACTCAGGCCAGTTACATCGGTGAATAGAACCGTGAATGTTCCACTTTCCAGTGACGCCCATACTTCAACGATTATCGTTTCGCTTCGCATGCCGGCGCCGAGCCGATGTTCGTCAAAATTGTTGGTGAGATTATCAGCAATCACTTCGCGATCGTTGCACGGTATGACTTGAGCCAAAACGCCCTGCGCGCTCAACAAAAGCCCGACGATAAACGCGCGCATCATTGCGGCCCCTCTGCTTTGGTTAGAATTTCGTCCACCGCCACAATGCGCCCGTTTGCAGTTTCCAGACATTCAACGTGATCGGTCAGGATCAGGGCAATATCCAGCAACGTATCGTAGTCGCGCTGCGCGACAGAGCAGGGTTGCCGCAGTTCGTCAGGCACATCAGGAACAACATATTCAGTCCGAATTTGTTGCGAACAACCTGTCAAGAATATCGCGCAAAGCATCAGGCAACGGCTCATCATTTGGCCCCCTCAGTATAAATTCACGAATGTTGTCAAATTCAGCGGCTTTCTCCGCCATACGCGCCGCTTCGGCACGTGCAACGTCACGGGCGACGGCCGCCTGTTCCAGCACATGCGCCTGAACCACCAATTCCCGCGCCTGCGCTGCGTTCTCAGCTTGCAGTGCAGCCCTATCGGCCCAGAGCCACCAAACCGCTGCTACGGCAAGCCCTGAAACTGCGTAAGGCAGGAAGCGTAAAGCGAACATCATTGCACCGCATCCAGGCAAATTTCGCGTTCCGCAGCCCTTCGCCGCACCAACCCACGCAGAACCCTGCCCCCTGCCCGGTTCCATCGCGGCAATTCATTACACGCCCCAACCAGATCACCAGCGTTTGCTTTGCGAACCAGCGTTGAACGACACGCCGCACCAGACCCAACATTATAAGCCCAAGATACAAAAGCGACCTTGGCACCATCTGGAATGTTTTCTTCGTCGGTCAGGCATCTGTTAAGCTCACTCTCAAACTGCGACAGCCGGGCAACCAGCATGGCGTCGCATTCCGCGACCGACGCTGTGTCGCCCAATTGAACGCCCAGTGTTTCGCCATAGCAAATCGTCGGCACCTGAACTGCATCAAGATATGCCTCAGTCCGCAGTCCCTCCCACACCCCGACAAAAGCGGCCAGTGTGACCGCCGTAGCAGACCCAGCAACCGCTATCTTACCTCTACGTCGCATCCTTCACCTCATTCATCTGGTAGGTTTGCTTGGGCCAATAGCCGCGCAATAAAAGCACCGGTCGTGGCTACGAAAGACAGGCCAGCGAACACGCCGCGTGGAATGTCAAAGAAGGGTTCGATCAGGGGCAGGCTGATTTCAGCGCCGGACAAAATTCCCGCCAAGATGATCAGCCTTATCGACCATGCTCGTTTCAGAATGTCTTTCCAATTACTGAGCATCACTCTGCCGCTTGCAGAATCGCTGCATTGTAGTTGCTCATCTGGCAACCCTCCTGATTTATTGTGTAGGTTCGATAACCGTTGTTAGTTCAACCGGGCGAAGCGGAATCACGCCAAACAGCAAGGCAGTCCAGCGCGCCGACCAAACATATGCGCCCTTCATGCAGGGTGCCGCCCATTGCTTGATGTCCCATTGTGCTGCTGGTTGTCCGTTGTCTCTATATCGAAATCCGGTAGAGCCGTTTGGATCGTGGCAAACCATCGGCCCAATCACAGGCCGCACGGTTTCAGCGTAGCGGATAATTGGCATTCTGAATGGCGGTGAAAGCGGGAAGGTCCGATAAACCGTCACCTGATACCCGTCGATCAAAACAGAACTTGGATTGTAGAGCAGGCGCGTTGGAACGGCCAACCACGCCAGCGCCGCCAACAAGATAAGCACAGACAAGGTGCCTTCGAATTTGAACCACTTCGGATTGTGATACTTCATTTGCTGATACCGGATTTAATGGTGACTATCGCCCCGACAACAGCGCCAAGGCCAAGCATTATTCTGGTTGCCCACTTCACGGCCCATGATCCGCGTTCGGCCCCGACAACAATGACCGATATTCGATCCATCATCGGCGGTTGCCCGTCTGCGCTTGGATGAAATAAGGCTGCGTTCAGCTTTTCGGCAATCTCCAGCGAGCGTTGAAGCTGCGCTTTTTCTTCATCCGTCATACTCATTGTCTCCGTATCACCTTGAAGTTGCCAAGCACCGTCTTCGCGGTGAAAACAAGCATTGCCACCAAGCCAATAAGCGTTGCCTCCGGCCAAACGTCCGAATAACGCCAAAGGGCGTAAATCAGCGCCCCGCTTATTGCTTTTGCAACCAATATCCCGCCAACCATGCCAAAACGCTCCATCAGCCGAATGACAAGCGGGGTTTTTTCATAACCGCCAGCCCGAATTATCCGAATGGTTGTATAAAGGTCGAGAAGTTGAAGCGCGCCAACCAGCAACGCCAGTGCTGTGAATAGGTTCATCATGCCACCTCGCCCAAGCCACGAATGCGCGCCATACTGGTTGTGCCGCCCAAGCTGAATCTCAATCGAACGCCATCAGGGTTTGACGGAATGGTGAGCGATGAAATATTCACCTCCACGCCGCTTGCAGCCTCCCAAAAGAAGCCAAGAAACCCGCCGTTGTTTAAGTTAATTTCCATATCAAACGCCACTTTCCCAACGCCGGAGACTTGGGAGTTTACCCCCTGCCAACTATTCCACGAACTGCCGCCATTGGCCGTAAAGCTGATTTGCAAAGCCCCCGCGCCAGAGAAATCAGCATAGCCCTTCAGTTGAATAAGCTCGTGACCATCAACAAGAAGGCATTCGCCTGCCGTGGTGGTGAATGAAACATCCGCAATGTGCGTTCCGAGCGCCTTCCCGTCGATCCGTGGTGCGCCGGAAGCCCCCTCAGTTACAGCGGTTGGATTGTCGCGCAAGGCAGTCATCAGTGGAACTGTAACAGGGCTGTCCTGATCAACGTCAGTATCTGGAATGGTGGTGTAAGTTGTCATGATATCCTCGTTGAATCACTGCCGTCTGAAAGCAGGCCGGAGGCGTCCCCGATCCATGCCTTGAATGTGCTTGCGCCTGCGAAATAATCCGGTGATCCGCCTGCCTGAATAACTGCAATGCCGCCATATAGCGTTGTGTCCTCGGCAACGTATTCCACAACCTCACCGGGCAACTTTTCTTCGGCGCTAATGATTGTCCAAATCGCCTTGCGGCGCTGGCCGTATTCATCAACATCGAGCGAGTGAGATATTTGAACAGTATCCCCAACCCAGTAGGCCCGGTCTTTTGCGTCCATTCGGAAAGAACACTGACGCGGAACATCTGCATACCTGGTGATTGTCTTGGAAGCGGTCGACAGGGCAAGCGCGCTTGTGGACAACCACCGGGAAAACACTTTCTTGACTGACTTTTCCCCATATTGCGCAGGCGTTTCACTCGGCAAATCAGCCTGAACATTGACATTGGCGAAGTTGGTGCTGTCGGACAGTGAAAGCGTCGGCTCACGTAGGTTGTAGTAAAGCCAATACTGAGAAATCCGGCTTTTGGGCATGTCCGCAATCGAAAACGATCCGGCCATTATGTTGTTTTCTTCCGTGAGCGTTTCAGGCGTGTCTGTCAGGCCACGCACCGCCTTCATTTTTACCTTTGCAAGCCGTTCGTCCCACCAGATATAAAATCCGACCTGCTCCTGTAGTTCCGAAATCAGCTTAGTGACTGCCGTTGGAACGCTGAGAACAGCCGACAAGGTGTAGGCCGCAAGGTAATTATCCTGCTCTGTCCCAAAGTTCGCAGCGTCGATATTCGATAAGCCAACACCTGCCCAATTTGTCAGCAAGTCAATTGTAATATCGCTGGCTTTTTCGCTGGTGTAACGGATGCACCTTTGCACAATGTCATCCGTTGAATGCGCTGCCGCAGTTGTGCCGTCTGTTTCCCGTGTGACGCCCGTGAAATCAACGCCGTTTACCCCGGTTGCAACTCCCGTATAAGTCATCAACTCATCGTTGATGCGCACCGTGCCACTGGGCTGCTCGTAGTCATCAAGGGCCGCCCCTGCTACAGTAAAGGACGTGGCGCTGTCCGTCAGGTCGGCATAAAGACCGCCGGGCGAGGCTTCGGGTGCCTGCGCTTTGCGTTCCTCAAGTTTGGCAAGCACGTCTTTGCCTTGAAGGGTCACGCGCCCATCGCTGCCGGGACCGCTGGCGTTGGTAAGAATATACGACCGATTGCGCATCTGCGCTAATGTTTGCCCGTTGTAGCCCTCATAAACCCGCAGCAGCATGTTGTAGCGGTATTTATTCCGCACCATCCACTTTGACCAAAAGCTGCCCTGCGTTAGCGGCGTGTAAGACCGACTTACAAGATAGGGATCAAGGCGCGCGTCGGTGTGCGGGTGGTCCTCAAAGCTGAGGTTACAAACAGCCCTGTTGCCAAGCCCTGCCGCGTCACGGTTGGCCGTTGATAGATTGATCCGCGTCGGCGTGGTTGAGACAGAGCGAAGCGAGGGAATGATATATGGCGCGTCGCTTATATCCCTGTCACCCAAATTGCCCCGCGAGAACCAAAGCTTTGTTACAAAATCCGCATCCATTCGCGGTGCGCTGGTGCTGTGATACAACCGAACCTCACCAATCGACCCCGTGAAGTCTGCCGTTGATTCACCCGCTGGTTGGTTAACCTCCATATGGCCGATGCCGCCGTCAGCAGTGCCAGCCCAATCGGTAAACGAACCTGACGCGGTGTTTTCCCCGAGCAATGTCACCGTTCGCGCTTGATCATCCCAAAACCAGAGCGCGCAAGAGTTTTCCGACACATTTGCAGCGGCAAACAGAATGCCCGATTTATCGTCGTAAGGGCTAGCCGATGTGCTGACCTTTGCGCCATTGGCAGGCGTCCCAGACGCGCCATCCCCAACCCGCCAAACGATATTCCCCGAGGTCACACCGAGAAATGAACCAGTAGCAGCGGCCCCCTGCTCCCAAATTACCCCGTCAGGATCAGTGCCGAAATTCACAACCGCAGCGGCGAAAATGTCATTCGCGCGCGCCGTTCCGTCAACAGTCACAACGTCGCCAGTTTTTAGAACTTGATCCGGCTCAAACAGGCTTTCCGGCTGAAAGCGAAACCGATCATGGTCACGACACGTTGCCCGTGTCCGAAAGCATTCAGTCCCCTCTGAGGCAATTAAATTCTTGTCGCAAATGGCGATTGAATGAATGTCAAAATCCGTCGAAGAATCCACCGAAATGTCAAAGCGCAAGCGCGTTACGGTTTGGCCCTGCCATTCCGTCGCGTAGTCCGTGCTATCGCTGGCATCAAAGACCGCGACAAACTCATCACCGGATTCAAGTGTGTTAAGAGCAACGCCCCGAAATGACGTCGACAGGTTCAGAGCAGTCATGCTTCTGGATGAAGCAATGCTGGCCCCTGAGTTCCCATAAAGTATCGTCCACTCGTGATTGGAAGGCGTCCAATTTAGCCGCCCACACACCACAACATATCGGAAGTCATCCCCGTCAAAGCCCGTTGAAGCCGGATTGACGTGAAAGAGTGGGTCTGCGTCGTTTGCTGCAATATTTAGGCCACCGAATATTTCGGTTATATCTACCCTCGTCCCAGTCCACTCACCTGCCCCATTTGCGAAATCACGCGCAATGGTAGAGGCAGCATCTGTCGTTCCCAAACCAGCACGGCAGGATCCGCAGCCAAAGTCATTCCCGCACTTCGGCTGGTACATTTCGACAATCTGAACCGGCTCACGACCGGGCGTAGATTCAGTCATAGCCGCGCGCCGTTACTTGCAGGCCAAGCTGCATATAATCCTTAACCCCCATATTCGCAGCCGTTGGGCTTTGGGTGGTGTAGCAAAGCGCAACCTCTGAGAATGTCTCAGGACGCCACGCGATGAAAAACGGTTCAGTCTCAATCGCCAGTTGGAAAGGACGCCAGTTTGTCCTGACCCAATCTGCCTTGATATGCGTCCAGTCAAATGCCCCTTGCATGGTTGCACGGATTTTTGACCTCCCCTGAAACTCGCCCGTTTCCGAAATGTTGGTGCGCAAGACGGTTTGACGCGCCAAATCAACAGGGGAATGTCCACCATAGATCGCCTGCGGCATTTGAAGCGCGCTGCCAAACTTTATCACGCCGATTGATGGGGCAGTGCCGTTCGAAACCTGTATCCGCCAGCGTTGACGGGTTTGCGCCCCAAAGATTGCCATAATAGGCATGTCAGTGGTGATTGCAGTCGAAGGAATAACACCCGTCCAGCTTGAGCCGTTATAATACTGGATTTGCAGCGTGTTTCCGTTGGTCCCCATAGTGTGCGCACCGATCACGCAATAATCGCATTCTGCCGCGCTGCCGTGGTCATATTCCCACGTTGCTGAAAGGCTTGTTGGCTTCCATTTTTCATAGGTCAGGCTGTTTGTCGGCCCGTCAGCGAAGTAATCAGCGTCCGTTGTGCTTGCCGCGACAGTTCCGCCCGCCAGCCAGTTTCCAGAATGCGCAATTCGCGCGTGTGTCAGCGGCTGATCGCTACCCGGCAGCGAATAGCTTGACTGCATAATAACGCCCATTAGTTCACCGTAATCCCTTTAAGAACTGCACCGTCCTCAATCTCGTCATTGATCATTCCGATCAAACCGCGAACCGCGCCGCGACTGATATTGCCTTCGCCTTGCAGGTTGACGTTGTAGTATGTTCCTGGTGTGGGTGTTGTAACGCCGCCGCCAGTTCCGCCGCCTGTAGCGGGAGCGCCTCCGCCACCGCCTGTCGGACTCTGTGACGCGATGCCAGCAATGAGGGAGCCTGTCTTGGCCAGCGAGGCCGCAGTGAATGCCGCTGCCATGCCGGGACCGCCGATTTTCATCCCCTTTTCCCAAGCCTCAACCGCTGCTTGGTATCCAGTGACCGTTGCGTCAGCAATCGCAGCCGCCTGACCAATCTTAAACAGCTTACTATTCTCCGAGGACATAAGGCTTGATAGGTCGCTAAACATACCGCTTAAACCTTGCAGCGTTGCCGCGCGCTTGGCTTGTTCAAGGTCTTTCATTCGCTGGTTGTGGTCGGCCTGTAGTTTTGCCTCTAACTCATTGTATTCTTCTTGCGTCAGTCGCTTCTGTTCCAAAAAGTCTTGCAGCAGAGCTTGTTTTTCCTCGTAATCGGCAATGATGATTTCACGTTCAGACGCAAAGCCATCCTTTAGCCGCTCCAGATCGGTTTCAGACGGGCCTCTGGTGCCGCCGCCACCTCCACCACCGCCGGGCGTCTCTGCGCCGCCGCCTTCGTTTGCCAATGCCTCCGCAAGCCGCGCCTCTGCCGCTTCGCGCTCTGTCATTGCCGTTTCAATGCGGTTGATTTCTTGGTTAACGATTTCGTATTCTTCGTTAATCGCCTCAAGCACGCCTTGAAGTCGCTCAATCTCCGTGTTGGCGGGACCAATGACCGACCGCGTCCCGCGCTCCTGCTCGTCGCGAATTTGGTTTGCAACCTCTGCGCGCTCAGAATTTAGCCTAAGAAGCAAAGCGCGCTGATTGGAAATCACGCCCTGATCGGTAATACCGAATATGTTATCCAAGCCGACCAGGACCATCGAGGCAAACGAAACAAACTTGGCGCGCATGCTATCAACAAGCGTATTCCAGACGTTCGCCATTCTGGCGGTCCGGTCAACCAACTCTTCGCCAATCACCACGCCCAATTCTGACGCCGCGCCCTCAAGGCGGTTCATTTCGGAAGCATTGTTGGCCAGCAATGGAATTAGCCGTGTTGCGTCGTTTGCAATGGCCTCCATGTAAAATGTCATGTCCGCTTGGCTGACGTTCGCGCGCTCAAGGCTATCAACATAAAGCGCCAATGCGTCCGCGCTGTTCAGCCTGCGGAATTGCTCAATTGTCACGCCGACTTTAGGGGCAATGTTTTCAAAGAAGTCCAGCATTGGACCGCCGCCCGTTTGGGCAAAATCGCCCAGCTTGTCGTTCACGTCTTTCAAAATGTCTGAAAGTTTTTCTTGGCTAATACCGTATTGACTGGCCGCATAGGTCAGCGATTGAAAACGCTCAACGCCAACCCCGGCAACCTGTGAAAAATCCCGCAGATTTTTCGTATAGTCGAACACCACATTTGCAGTCGCCGCCAACGCACCAGCCGCAACCGTAATACCAGCGAACGCAACCGCAACCCGCTTCGCCATTCTTTCCATCTTGGCTGTCTGTGCGCTAAACTTCCTGCCGAACTTATCAACAGAACGCCCACCGCGCGCCATGTCACGTTCAAGCGGGGAAACGTCAGCGCCAACGGAAATGGCAATATCACCAACAACTTTAGCCATTTTCCATTGCCTCTTTTGCTTTCGCTTCTTTCAGCATTTCGTAGAGGCGAGCGTTTTTATTTGGTCGCTCACGCACTTCTGCCGGAATCTTGGAAAGATATGCCCACCAGAAATCGCCGGGACGACACTGCCAAAACTGATCCGGCGTCCAGCCCCAAATCCCAACCGCAATTTCAAAAAGCGATTGAACAAACGGTTTTGCGCTCGCCTCGTCTACTTTTTTTCGGAAGGCTCGCCAATTATCTCAGCCGCCATAGGCGGGGAAATAACCATGAGCAAACCAACAATGGCGTTCTGCACTTTTTCGGCAGCGGTCGCGGCGTCTGACGCAAAGTCATTCATAATGCTCAGATACACAGTGGAGCCTGTTACGTTAGCCCCTGCGAACCGCAACGCCTCCGCATAGGCAAGCGCCAATGTAGACTGCGCGACACGATTATTAAGCAACAGAACAAACGCCGGGGAATTGCCCCCGTCCATCAGGATAGTTTCAACCCGGCGCACCAACTCAAACACCCGTTCGGCAGGAACGGTGAATGTCTCACCGTCCCATTCAAGGTTTACATCTTCAAAACCAGTCACGCTTACGCACCCGGCGTCAGTGTGTGGATGCCGGAACGAACAAGGCTGGCCGTAAAGGTTGTCGCCTCTTGGTAGTTCCCGGTTTCAGCATAGTTTGTCATGATGAATGTGCCTGACACCGTATCGCCATTTGGGCGGTCAATGGTAATGTCAGTCAAGTGACGCGCCGAAGAGGTTGTCCCAAACGCCAGATCGGCAAGAACGTCGCCGTCTTCAACACCTTCAACCGAGATTTCAAGCGTTTCGTTTGCAAACTCACTGCCAAGATAGGTTGTAATCCCATCATCGCCTTGATCCGTAACGTCGATAGGCTGTCCAGCCCATGTCATGCCAACAACGCGAACGCCCGCGATGGTGACATCGTTCTTTTTGATAAGGTAGTCTCTACCCGCAGTCTTTGCCATTGTTTAGGCTCCTTCAAAGGGAATTGGACGCCTCACGGCGCTCAATCAAACGCGCTTGCCCAAGGCGCGATGAATGGGCTTTCGGTTTATGTCTTTTCGACAAGACCCCGATATTCGCAGACGCCGTGAAACGCCCCGCTTGAGGCGCGCAATACGTCGCTTTCCTCACGCCGCAGCAAGATATTGCTGTGACCTGTAATCGTTAAATTCTGAACGTGCAGAACATCATAAATAGCGCCCTGAATTAGCTTCACTTCCTTCATGGACGCGCTGCGGCTCCAAGTGTGAATGCGTGCCAGAAAATCAAACCCGGTCTGGCGCTGCGTGTCGTATTCAGCAAGCGAGATAAAACCGACCTCAATGTATGGAAACGCCGAAGCTGCGCCGCCGTCTGACGCTTGCTGTCCCGCATCCCGAACCGACGCCACAAGGCCGCTAACAGTCACGTCACCGTTAAGTGCGGTATAGAGCGCCTTTTGAATTTCAAATTCAGCAGCCATTAGTTTTTCCTTGCCCTATTCAGGCGCGCGACCAACTTTTTCCCGAACGAGTTGAGAAACACCGATTCAATGTTTGGCTTCATCTTCTGCAATGCACGAAGGAACATCGCGTGTTCCTCGCCATCCGGCCCATCACCGTATTCCAAAAAGCGCCAGTAATAGGCAAACCGCTGAACAATCGCGTCAGACCTCAAAACACCAAACCGCTTTCGGCGGCGTTTGTTTTTGATTGACGCCTTCAAATCGCCTTCATCTTCTGGCGCGTTTCGCTTTGCGTCTTTCACTATCTGGCCAGAAATATCATGCACGGTTGCACGCATAATCGCTTCGCCGTGCTTCGGCGTGGCTTGTTCCAGGATTTGCTTCACGTCATCAAGGCCGCGAATTGTGCCGTTGAATTTCATTGCAGTTCGCCGCGCTCGGCTTGAATAACCAAATACAGTTCACGCCCACTGCTGCGCTTTACGTCAACAATGTTGAACGCCTCGCTATTCCAGAGAATGCGGCAGGTTTCATCAATGTCCGTTCGATAGCGAACCGTGAAGCTATAAAGCCCAGAAGCATTCACGCGGCCCTCTGTGATTGATTCAATGGATCGCATGGCTTCAGCCGCAGCCCAAACAGTCGGAACGCTAGGAACATTCGCCCACGTTGCGGTGCTACCGCCGCCCCCGTCATCCGCAAAGGTTTTGGCCTGAAACGTCACCCGTTGATCAAGCGCGCCTGCCCTGCCGTTGCGCTTCATGGTTAGCCATACCATCCCAACCGCGAAAGGCCGATCAAGTGCGAGGCCGCGCGGGGGATTTCCTTTAGATTTAGTTCGCTTGTATCTTCACGGTTTTGATACCAGTGCGACACAATCAATTTGACTGCCTGCACGATATTTTCAGGGGCGCTTGCTTCACCCGCCACGTATCGAACCGTTATCGCGTCGGGGCGGTCATATGTGGCAGGCCAGCTGTCAGACCGCACAAAGGCCCAATCCGAAGAACTGTAAAGCGTGAAGTCACCAAGCGTTGCAGTCTGCTCTACATTGTCAGTGTCATAATATTTAACACTTGTCAGGCTGGCCGCTGGCTTCATGCTCAAATAAACATCGCGCGACGGGTTTTTGAATGCCTCGTCCCACGATTGCGTGATGATTGCACGGCTCAACTCACCTTCCCCATCCAGCGCAGCCGTGGCCGCGTTTAGATAGGCCGAAATCAGCATATCTTCATCGGAACCATCAACGCGCAGATGTGCCTTCATGTTATCCAGTGACACGGGGATCGACGCAGGAGCGGTGGCCAGTGTCAGGATATGGTCGCCCGAACGGTAAATCACTTTTTGGCCTTCCTTGCCTTTGGACGCTTTACCGCCTTTTCAGGCGTCTTGCGTGTCTGGACGATTTCGGCCTGCTCCGCTTTGATCATGCGCAACGCCTCATCGTCAGGGACGTTGATTTCGTCCCCAATGCTTTCAGGCCCGAACGGGGTGGCACGGGGGACGAGAAGCCGAACCAGCATTAGCCAGCACTCAGCGTTAGAACGCCGCTGTTGGAATAAATCGCACCAGCAACTGACGGGTCGGAAGTTGGAAGCCCTGTAATAACAACATCAGTGCCGTTAACTATCAGGGTAATATCGCCCAAGACAATCGCGCCACCGTCATCGACGTTCAGCGTATTGCCGCCTTGTGGCGTATAAACTTTAACATTTGCCATTGTTCTTTTCCTTTGGAAAGAGGGGCCACGGGCAGCGAACCGCCCGTGGCGTTATCGTTAGGCCATTACAAGGTGCTTAACGGCTGCTGTGTCAGTCAATTCACCGTCAAAGCGAATATAACCAGCGATGCCAAAGCCGGGCCAGAAGTCCTTGTCTTGGATTGCTCCAATCAAAGGCGAGCCAACCTTGCGCACGATATATTTACCCAAGTCACCAAAGATGATTGGCTTGGTGCCAGTGGACATGGACGCCATTGCTTGGTTGACGCTGTAGTTGTGGCCCATAAACAGCGGAGCAGCGCCCTGCTGGTTGTTAGGCTGCCACAGATACTGACCTTCACCATCTTTCAGCTTGCGAAGCGCACCGAAAGTTGCGTCATTGAACATGAAGCGCACCTTTGGCGAGGTCCGGTAAGCCGGATCAACAGAGTGAATCAGGTCGATCAACTCGTCCAGCGTCACAGCACCCGTTGCGGCGGCTGTCTTACCTGCTGCGGATGCAGTCACGACGCCGTTGGGGTCGCCAGTGCCATCACCAACAGTCAGTTCGGTGTTGGCGCGGCGCCCAAGACGTTCACCAAGAAGCTCACCCAAGAATTGATTGACATTGAACGCACTGTCATCAACCAATTCTTTGGAAACACGCAACCATTCAGTGTTGAACGGGAACGCATCCAGCGTCTTTTGACCGAAGGTCACGTCAGAACCGCCGTCATCCGTCAGCGTAACGCCCTCGGAATGCTTAACAACCACAGCCGAAGTGTCGTCAACTGTTGGAATGGTGATCTGACCACCGCCAGATGTTACCATTTCCATGGTTACATCGGAGTCATACATCGGACCATACGCCGCCATCGACTTGACGATAAAGTTCGCCATTTCAGTTGGGACAGTGTAGCCACCCGCCGCAGCAGTAGTTGTCTGCGCACGTGCTTCAAGCTGCTCATATCCGCCGCGAAGGATTGCCCGCGCCTCAGCGGTCATTGAACCCTCTTGGCCTTGGCTGCGCAGATATTCAACAAAGGCCGCGTCGTAATCCATGTCACCGCCCTGACGTGCCTCGCCAGCTTCCGCGCCGGGGCGATTAGATTCACGCTTGGCCCGTTCTTCTGCTTCAGCAGCCTCAATAGCGCGCGCCTCAATGCTTTCCAGCTTTGACAAGCGTTCTACTTTAGCATTCAGCGCGTCGTAGTCAGACATCGCTTTATCGTGCTGTGTTTCCAACTCAGCCGCACGGGCTTCGTCTTTTTCTGCCGATGCTTGATCAAGCAGAGAACGGGCTTCGGTGGCGGCGTTCGCCATCTGCTCCCGCAGTTCCTTCAAAGTTGCCATTTATGGCCTCCATCAATGGGACAGGACGCCTCACGGCGTTCAAATCCAGACCTTGCCCAAGGGTCGGAATTTAGGGCGTTAACAGCGAGAGCGCCGTTAAATCAGGCCGCGTTCTATCATTTCCAGAACGCGACGTTTGTTCGGTAGTGTTGATCGTTTCTTGGTCTTACGAGCAGCCTCAAGGGACCGCAGCGCGATTTCAGTTCCGTCATAAGCCGGAGTTGTCACAATGCTAACGTCAAAAAGTGACGCCTTTTTGATTGTGCGAAGCGGGATTTCGCTTGCCTCGTCCCACTCCTGAATTTCGGGGTAAAACGCAAAGGACATCTTGTCCAAATCGCCGCGTTTCATCTTGCCGGAAATCGACTTTACGTCTGGGTCATCTGGATCAAGCGCCGTTTCAATTTTCAGTCCGTGGTCGTCTTCTGTCAGGGTCAACGTGCCTGAACGTGTCCGCGCCAACGGCAAACCTTCGTGATTGATAAGAAAAACCACATCATCACGGCCAATTGCCTCAGAAAACGCCCCGCGTTCAATCTTTTCGCGGAAAATGCCGCCAATGTCGGTTTCCTCGTCAAAAACTGCGGCATAACCTTCAACTTTTATGCCGTCATCGTCTGCCCTGATTTCGGCGGGGATTCCCGCGCGAATTTCACGCTTCTCCATCGTTTTCCCCTTCCGTGGGTTGTGTCGCCATATCGGCTGTGTGTCCGTCAAGCGGAACCGTTGCCCCTTGGATCAACAATTGGTCGCCTCCAGGCTTAGGTTCACGGTTATCCATGGCGCGCGCCTCGTCTGGCGTAAGCTGTCCGGTCTGGATCGCCCTTGCATTGCCCTCCATGCGGGTTTTGTAATCGCCCCGCAGAAGGCCATCCAAATTGAACTCAACAAACCGATTTGATCCGCGTCCAAAGAATTTTAGGTTCATTTCCTGCTCAAGCTGTTCAATCCACCGCTTCAAGGTGTGTTTTACAAAGTGCAGATCTTGCTGTTCCGTGTTGCTGAATGTTCCGTGCGTCAGGTCTTGCAAGAACGTAGGCGGCAAGCTGTAAATCCGTGCAATTTCCTCAACCGCGAACCGTTGCGCCTCAGTCATTTGCAATTTTTCGGGGTCAGCCCCCAAAGGCTTCAACTCGTGGCCCAACGGGATAGCCAAAACATTCCCGCCTTGCTGTGCCGCCTTCTTAGTTGCCTCCGCGACATTCTCAGACGCCCTTGACGCTGATTTCTCAGAGCCAAACGGTCCCTGCAATGCAAACGCGGGTAGACCGCCGTTCTTAAACAGCTTAGAGCCGTATTCGTTCGAATTTACTGCCTTGCCGATTGCAACAGCGCACTGACGAAGCGGCGAACGGTGTGTTAACAGATCATTCCGCAGCATGAATGTAATATCCAGCACGTCAGCCGCCGGATATGTCTTATCTTTGCCGTTGACCGTGACCGTGTATTCCTTCCGGCCCGTTGCTGTCCTGCGCACCCGCGCATCAACCAGCGGGAACAAATTAATGGGCTGGCCGCGTCCGTCGCGCTCAATGTAGGTAACAAATCGGCCTTCCGTCAGAACGCCCGTTGAAAACATATCATAGCGCCACTGAAAGGAAGATGTCCCTTCGTTCACGGCGTCGTGAAGCATTGGCACAATAGGGTTTGGCTTAGTTCCCTTAACCTTCTTTTTGTTGCCTTTCGCGTCCTTTTCAAAGACGTTCAACGGCAACCCCGCAATCGTGCCGGAAAGAAAGTTAATCGCGGCCCAAACAGCGGGAACGCCTAACGCCTCCTCCATGGATACCGATGCAGAAACATTCAGGCCAATGATTTCCAAAAAAGAACGCGGCTCTGCTTGCGTAAATGTCGCCCCCCGTTTTTCGCGCTTGCCGAAACCAAACATTAGCCGACCTCCAAAACAAAATCTTCGTCATCCCAAGGCGAGGTCGGAATATCTCCGTCATCCCTTGCGGTCGCAGCGCCAACGGCCATTGCCAGAGCCACCGCCATATCAATTCGGCCCGTGGCCTTGTGTTTCGTAAACCGCCGCAAATCCGCAGGCGAAGTGTCAAACGTCGCAGAAGAAACCGCAGATCTCAAAGCCGGGTTTACATGCACCCGAATCCTGCCTTCCATGATGAGCGTTTCCAACTCATCAACAGAACCAGGCATCCAAAGCGTTATTTCTGTTCCGTCTGGTGTGTCGCGTTTTCGCTTATTCCAGCCCTGCGGGTGATCCAGCATGGGGAGGCTTGCGCCCATATCGCCCACAACGGCTTCAAAATCCGCAATCAAAAAATTGTCGTATGCAACAAAATCCAGATCAAACGACTCTGAGTCATCAATCAAATCCTGCGCAACGTAATCCAGCCGCGTCTTTTTCCCCGGCGTTGCTGTTATGAACCCCGCGTCCACCCACAAATCGTATGGCGCGCCGTCCCTTTCAGCCCGTGCTTTAAGGGTATCGGCTGGCGTGTAGCCATGAACAAACGCCGCAAACATTGGCTTGCCATCTTCTGCTTGCCCGTCGGGGAAAACCAGCGCCTTTGCCGTAAGGTCGGTTTTCGCTGACAAGTCCAATCCGGCAAATGCTCGCTTCCCCTTGAATTGATCAATGTCCAACGTGTGGTCTTCAACGCTTTCCCACATGGCGCGACTGATCCACGCGCTTTCAGCGTCTGTCCATTCGCAGAAATGCAGGCGGCGGATACCGTTTGCCTTCGCCGCAATGTCTTTGGCCTGCTTAACCTGCAAGGCTAAATATTCTTCTGTGATGGTCACACCCAAAAGCGGGTTTGCCTTGATCCAGCACGCCGGGTCTTCAAACGGCTCGTCATCGGGATCAAGCGCGCAAACGTAACTGAAAGTTGTGTCGTCTTCCGTATCCTGTGCGGCAACCTTGACCGCGTGTTGCCGTTCCTGCCAGCAAATGCTTTGCCGATCTGAACCGCTATTCGTAATCATAATTAGCAGCGGCTGCTCACGAAACTTGAAACCACGTTCAAGAATTTCAATAACGCCGCCGTCTGGATGCTCGTGAACCTCGTCGCACAGAGCAAAGTGCGGTCGCGGCCCTGAGCCTGTCTTTTTCGTTTCCCGCGACACAGGCCGAAAGAATGAGCCGCTTTTCAAATGCGCAAGGTTGTATTCCCTACCCGGACCGCCGGATCGCCGAATTATCTTATCCAGAGAGGGTGCCTTATCCACCATCCCCACAGCATCCCGAAACAGGATGCCCGCTTGTTCCTTGGTTGCCCCGGCTGCGTAGACCTGCGCGCCAGCCTCTCCGTCTGAAACCATCCCATAAAGGCCAATGGCCCCAACCATAGGTGACTTGCCGTTACCCTTACCCTGCTCAATGTAAGCCCGACGAAACCTTCGCTTGTCTGTCTTTGCCCACTTCCAACCAAACAACGAACCACAGATGAACTTTTGCGATGGTTCCAGTTCAAACGGAGCGCCATCAAACTGCCCCTCACTTAGTCGTAGAACCGTCGAGCAAAACCGATAAAAACGATCCGCCGCTTCCATGTCGAAATACAAACCACGATCCGCGCCCGTGACCAGATCGTCCAGATGCCGTTTGGCCGCGTCCCTTACGTGCGGCCCCGCTACTACCTCTCCGCTTTCAACAGCCTTGGCATAGGCCGTGCAGGGGTCAACGTCATTGAACAAGCATCCCACTCCCTGTATATTATGACCCGATGACACCTAAAAAGGCGCGCCCTTATGGAAAATGAAAGCAAGCAGTTTGAACAAGAGTTTATGGGCCAAATTAGGCTGCGTCTCCGCCCCAATATTGACGACTACAGTGACACATCTTTCGAGGTATCGCAGATACTTAAAGAATTGCCTGAAACTCAAAGGCCAGATGGATTCTCCGACGCCGACTTAACCGTGCTGGTCATGAACGCGGCTTTTTGTGAAACATTCGACTTTGAGCATGACGAAATGACTAAGGGCAGTCTGGTTGGACTGCTTGCGCAGGGCGCAATTTCCGCCGCTGCTTTCGTTTGCGAAGATCATTACCAGACAGAATTTCAATCTGAACGCAATGATCCTCAACTCCCATCGTTCGCTTACGCCCCAGAGTTTACCTAACCAAGAGGGTAATCAATCAACATCGACCGTATAGAACCAGCCTACTGGATCGTCAGTCACGCTTCCAACACACGGAATTAAAGGAAACGCTTTTGTCAAACATGCATCCGCACACCATCATCTTTGCCACGCCCAACCAGTTGAATAGGCCGGCCGAATAAAAGCCGTATGAAATAAACCAGAATAGCCTAACGCGCATAAGCCCATGTGTCTCGTATGCAGCCCGGATCATTCTAGACAAATCGTCCTTCGACGCTTTCACCTTGGCCCACTCCGGCACATCACTCACTGCAAAAACTCATCTTCTGGCCTTCCCTCGTCATCTTCCGGCGCTTGCACCTTGCTTCGATCAACAGGCGTCCCGCCCATCGAACTAAGCGCCAGCCGCAATTGCGCGTGCAGCGTTATCGGCGCGTCTGCCCCCAACTCCTGCAAAAGAGCGCGTAGAATAACGGCACTTTCCACCAGCCCACGGTCGCTGCGGCCAAGCCAAGGGAAGTCATCATTGAACTCATCCCAAAGCGTCTTCTGCTCATCCGTGAACCGCTTAGGCGCTGGTCCCAAGCTCTTGACTTTAGGCTTGGCGCGTCCGCGAAACATTTGTGGGTTTTTGACCGCCGCGCCAGTGACCTTTGCCACCTCGTTCGGAAGTCTTGGACGACCCGCCATTTTTAATTCCCCATTTTTTGGACGTGGGAAAAAGGCTCCCCGCGCCGGTCCCTGACTGAGAGGTGGTAGAGAATTACCCTCCCCCTAGCCATAAAATATTTGTTATCAAGGGCTTGTGAACTATTTGAAGGATATTGCCTTAGATTGGCCACCCGTCCACCCCTATTATCGCCTTGTTGCTTGTCTCTGCCTTGGTCTTAGCCTTGTGACAGTCCGTGCATATTGCCTGCAGGTTGTCGAAGTCGTCTGATCCGTCTTGCGCTTTGGGCGTTATGTGGTCCACCTCACGCGCTGCGGTTGGCCTTCCCTGTCTTAAGCATGGCTGGCACAGATAATTGTCGCGCAGCAGAACGGACGCCCGGCGTTTAGTCCATTCATACCCATAACCGCGTTCATGCCTGCTTAGTTCATGTCTCCAGGTCATGATTCAAACCGCTGATTATTCCCCGTAACCTTGTGTTGCCTTGTATGCCTTGGCGTGGTCCTATGCTGTGGAATATCCCTAGCAATGGAGTAACGCCATGCGTATTGTCTTTGCCTTAGTGTTTGCGTTGTCTGCTTGTCAGATGACTGATGATGCCGCTGATAGAATGAACCTTGAATATCAAGTGGGGGAACAGCTTATGAATGATTGCAACATCCGGCAGGAGCGTTGCTCTGAATGGCTCGCCTTTAAGCGTGAGTGGGAAGCTGACGTTAACTACCTCACAACCTTTGAACGCAGCCTTGCAGCACACAAAGCCCGTGTTGCGTCTGGTCAGGCCGTCTAGTTCATTCCTTGCTTGATTGCGTCGTCAATTAAGTCTGCCACGATTAAAGCGGCTGATTGGGCTATTGCTTCACCTGAGATTTCGCCGCGTTCTGCTATGAAGTTCATATATACTTCGATTTCAGCGGCTATGGCTTCTGCTTCCAGTTCATCAACGCCCCAGTTTTCGATTTCTTCACCTGTGAGCATTCGGCCCCGCCTAACTGTCGATCTTGGGAGACAAGTCATTTCGCTTGTTTTTCGGAATAACAAGTGCAGTCGCAGCATCCACCAGCAGGTTAGCCAACGCAGTGCCTTCGATTGGTTTAAAGTATTCCGTGCCACCGTCTGCTTTAGGGGCATAGAATACCAGCTTGTTACCCTCTGCCCTTGCGTAGATTTTACGCGATTGCGTCAAGATATGCCGCCGCCCTTTCAGCGTCCCAGAATGTTTTCACCTTGTCGGGATTGGTATCCGGTAGGCGCGGATCAATAACCAAGTCCCAGATCGGGCTGATTTGGCTACCCATGAAACCGTGAATGTCTGCAAACTCGTCAAACTTCTTGAATGCGCTCACCTGACAAATGTGTGTGTGATTGCCCGTGTCGGGGTGCGTGAATAGCCTTGGCTCGTCTTGGTGAATGTGGCCACCAATCGAAATCAGATCAGACCAGCCCTTTTCTACTGCCCTGCGAATCCCGTGCGCTGCGGAATACATGGATTGGCCACGCCACTTGTGCCGCATGCCGATGGTGAACGGGGTGTGTTCCCCGCTTTTTACAGCCAGCCGGATAGCGCCCTTGCGGTATCGAACCCCATGCCGCTTCATTAGATCGTCAATCGGATCAAACGGTGCGTGCGTCCAGTCGTCGTGATTGCCGGAACATGCCGCAATTAATCCCGCGCCGCGTTCTTCCATGAGATACTGCAAAAGCGGGTATGCTTCGTCTGATGGTGGTTGATCTTTCCAAAGGTGGCTTAGAACCTTGAGCCAGTTATTGAACCAGTCCCCGACGCAGACACCATATGTCCTTGTGCTTGGGTTTAGCTCCATGAAGTGACGCTCAAACAATTCAAAATCACAAGCCGCGTCGTCAATGTGCGGATCACCAAAGATTTTCAGCCTAAACGGCCCGTCAGGCAATGAAACCAAAACAGGCTTGCGCCAACTTCCCTTTTCCTTCTTTCGGGCAAACGCCGCTAACTTTCGCGTCCGCAGGTCCGAATATTCCACTGCTCGCGGGGCGTTCCGCTGGTGTAAAGCGTCACGTTCCATAAAGCCGCGATCAACAGCTAAATCAAGCCTGTGTCTTACTGTTGCGGGTGTGCGACCAAGCCGCCTCCCCGTTTCAGACACATTCATGTTGCAGTCGAGATAAACAGCGACAGTTTCCCGCGCCGCCTCGTCTGTTAATGTTGGATTAGGCATTACGCCGGGTCGCCCCCTGGCTCAAGAACCGATTCAAAGTCCTGCCCCGCTGCCACAACGCAAGACCGCCCGTCCGGCGTCGTAACTACCGCAGTCCAAGTTCCTGTTTCCGTGTTCGCCCACATTTCCAAGATAGCGCCGCGAAGAATGCCGCGTGATTGGATAACCTCGCCAAAGGTGTTTCGCAGTCGCTCTTCGGCAAATGCCCTTGGGGCGCAGTTTGCTTGTGCCATAGCGAAAGAAGGCGCAAGAAGCGCCGCTGTAAGTGCTAAGAATTTCATGATTGCCCCTTTCGGGTAACGAAAAAGGCGCGCGGGTTTCCCCAACGCACCTCAAAAACACATTTCATGTGATTGTATATCAGATCATACGTGATTTTGTCGCAATGTCAACATGTAGCGCAAATTTATTTTCAAACCCCTAAAGTGTTCGGATAAATTCCAGCATATCGCCCATTGCTTCCGCTTTGGATCGGTGCAGCCGCTGGCGTGAAAATCCGGTTATTGCTGAGACTTTTCTGTGAGGAACGCCCGACGCCTTCAGGTAAACGGCCTTTCTAATCCTTTTCCAGTCCCCGCGTTCTTTTAGGGCCGCCCTATGCCAAACCTCAAGAACCATTCCCGCCCTGCTGATCTGCTCTGCCGTTGGTTCTGGTGGCCGCGCCTCTATTTCTGGCTGATCCTCTGTCTCGCCGCGTAAATATGCGCTCATTTGTTGCCAATAGGTGATTTCGTCTGGCGCGTCCGGCATTGCTGACTTGCGCGGCAATCCCTGCCTTGGAGTTCCCGTGTAAGTTATGCCAGACACACTTATGGCGTCTTTAAGTAATTCCCACATAACATCTACACCGGATAGCGTTGCATTCTTTCTGGCGTTCTCGACTGCCAACTTGCAACCCTCCCGCATGGCGCGTTCCCAGTCATAGTTCCGAACATGGTAAAGCCTGTCGAAATGCTTTGTCATTGTCTGCCCCTCGCTTGTGCGATGTTATTTCAGCGGGTGATTTTGCGGCCCGTGTGGTTCTAGGTTTTCGGGGTCGCGGGTTTCATACGTGAGCGGCGTCATGGCCTCTTCCATGTCCACAACAGCGTGCGCAATCATGCTCGTGAGGCTTGCGGGTTGTTCCCCCTGCCACGTTGGTTCTGTCGATAGGGCGTCACGGATTTTCACGGCGGAAACATCGCGCTGCAAAAGCAATGAAATGAGAATGCAGGCGTCGTCGCCTTCCCTGTCCAACTGGTTGCCCGTGTGGTGGGGTGGCCCGTCAACAAAGACTTCGGCAGGTTTGCCGCTGTCGTAATACCCCACGCAAATGGTGTAGTTATTCCCCGCGAATGGATACACCCGCGATAGGTTCCGGCGTCTGAATGGTGGGCGGGTTCTCATATCGCCACCGCATATCTCGGCTTGTTGCCGTTGATATTTCGGCAACCAAACAGCAAATCTGGCGCAATCTTTCCGGCCTTGTAACGCTCGTGAACCGCAATCGGATCAAGGCCAGCAAGCGTGCAGACCTCCCTGAAATCTTTGGAATAGCCAGAGAACCAGCGGTGCGCGTCTATTCTTGCCCTTATCGATTCATCGCCGTTATTCTCAGATGATAAATCTTGAATCAGGCGGATCAGAACGCCCTGCCAGAGTTCACGCATTTCCCGCGCGCCCTCGCCGCCGTTGCTGTCCGCATGGGGTGTGCTGTCGCTGTGTTTCATTACTTCGCCTCCTCAAAACGGAATCTCGTCGTCGAACGCATCGCTTGCAGGCGGTGCTTGATACCCGCTGTCGGATTGCTGAGAATTGCCGTCCTGACGCCCGTCAAGCATGGTTAGATTTGCGTCAAAACCTTGCAGCACAACTTCGGTGGAATACCTGTCATTTCCGGATTGATCCTGCCATTTGCGGGTTTGCAGCTTGCCTTCGATATAAACCTTTGACCCCTTGCGCAGATATTGTTCAGCGACCCGAACCAGACCTTCGTTGAAAATGGCGACCGTATGCCATTCGGTGCGCTCTTTGCGTTCACCTGTGTTTTTGTCTTTCCAGGTTTCGCTTGTGGCAATGCGTAGATTGCAAACCTTGTTTCCGTTCTGGAATGTTCTCACTTCGGGTTCTGCCCCCAAGTTGCCTAGAATGATTACCTTGTTGACTGATCCAGCCATTTCATTTCTCCTTTTTCATTTTCGCGTCGATCTTTCGGCATGCGTTCTGAACGCTTGTGTGATTGCGCTTAAAGCATCGCCCGATATGGGGGAACGAATAGCCAAGTTGGCGTGATTGCCAGATTGCCAAGTGACGGGCGGCGACAATGTGCTTTAGGCGGGAACCCCCTAGAATTTCGTCAGTCGAAACCCCGCTGCCTTCGGAAACTGCGCGAATTATTTTGGATATTGGCGCAACGCCCATGTGAACCTTGGAATACGCCGCGCGCATGCTGTCTGCTGTGATTGGCTCAATCATATCAATCCCCTTTCCTTCATTCTGGATTCTGAAACCATGTCGCTGCTCAGAAGCTGAGAAACGACCTGCGGTTTGATTGCGCTTGGGGAAATGAACTTTTCACCGTTCACCCAATCTGCGTAGAATTTCAGCATTTCCTCTGGATCGGCCTTCGGAACAGCCACCCCCTCGTCAAGCCACCGCTCACCGTTCAGGAAGCTGGCTGGCAGAATGGGCGAACAATCGGGGTTTTGCTTTCGCCAAGCCTTGAACCAAGACGCAGCGCAACCGATTACCGTTTTTTGATCAGCACGGGATAATTTCTTCCACGCCCGTCTGGCAGCAGGCTTGGAACTTTTATTCGGCCAAACCTTCCAAAATTCGTCAAATGAACAAGAGGTAGATTTATCTACCTCTATTCTTAACTCTGGTTCTGGTTCTAACTGGCATTGCTGGGGCATATGCTTGGGCGATGCGTCTGCATTATCGCCTCCATTGTTTTTATTGGGTTTTTTACTCCAACGCGACTCGGCGGCTGTCTTTGCTTTGTCTGACTTTTGTGTCGTAATTTTGATCTCTTTTTCAACACGTTCATTGAAAAGTGAGCCGTTTGACTCTGTGATTTTCCCCTCAGAAATGAGATATTCGAGGGACTTCACAAACCCTGCGCGCGACTTGCATCCGCACAATCTGGCGAGGCGATTATCATCCCGCTCAATGGGTGCCGCCATTTCATACATTCTGGCTATGAGTGTGATGTAAACGCCTGTCTCAGCGTCCGACAGTCCGCGCGTTCCGGCAAGCCAATCTGAGGGGTAAAAGGCAATGTGCAGAATGCTCATTCCTCGCCCCCAAATCTCTGGTGCGCCCAACCAAGTTTCGCTAAGAAGTCTTCAAAGGTTTCCAGCGGCATACAGACAATCGTGTCTTTCCTGTCGCCGCGCGCAAAAACAACGTCAGCGTCGTCTTGCTCTAAAGCGTGGTAGAGTTTCGCCAGACCTGTTTTGAACCGCTTGCATTCGCCGCTGTAAGCCAGCGTGGGGCCGAACCTTATATCAGCCGCGTATGACCCCTTAGCCGCGCCGGATAACGGGACACGTTCAGCGGTTGCGCCGATTTCACGCAGCCAGTTGACGATTTCGCGCTCATAGCCGGAACCTTTTATTCTCTGCCCTTTACCCATTACGCACCTCTGCCAGAAAAAGCCCCCGCCAGCCGAAGCCAGCGAGGGAGGTGGCCTGACGTTTCTGGCGTCCAACAGAGAGGTTGCATGGATAACCGCCCATGCGCGGGTTGCTGTTCTTTTGGGAAGGTAAGGTATACCCAACCTTGCAAAATGCAGGGGGAATGCTACCTATTGTTGCAGGCAAGGAAACAGTCATTGCATGGGCGCCGTAGAAGATTGGCGCGCAATCGGTTTGGTTTCCTGCCAGCTAAAAGCATCAAGCGGGCAAAGAATCCTACGGCTTTCAGCGAGTTCTTTAATGGGGCGATACCACCGCGCAGCGAAGTAACCCACGGAGCGAACGTGGCGGAGATTTCTTTCCGTCATTCCCTCTAGTGAAAGTAAAGCATCGGGGCCAATGGCGTCGATGAATTGAGAAGTTGTGTGATTAGCCATATGGACACTATGCCAAGCATCTTGGCTTACGTCAAGCCAAACGACAGACAGTTGCGTCAAATTACTTGTCGCGGCAATCATCGCGACATGAAAGAATCAGTAAAACCGTTCGCAGATATAGCCGCGCGTATTCAGTGGCACCGACACCTAGAAGGCATGGAGCAAAAGGAATACGCTGAAAAAGCTGGCCTCAAACGCTCTCAGCTATCTAATTGGGAATCCGGATCAAGCCGTGTGTCCATTGATGGGGCATTAGCTTTGCGCCAAACATATGGATTAACCCTCGATTTCATATATGAGGGCATGGCAGATACATTGCCAATGACCTTGCGTTCAGCCTGGATTGACAGGCCCTGAGTTAACGCCTCCAGACAATCTATAGTTAAACCCGTCCTTGCCGACGCTTTGATTAACCGATCAATGCGCGCTTGGCGTTTCCGTTCTTGCATGTGTGCAGTCCTTTTTTACGTCTTCCCCACGTAATAGAGGCAGATTGGCGATTCTTCGCATACACGTCAAGCGGGTGCCCCAAACTTTAATGACAAGAAATTTGGCATTTGTTCTTGACGTGCCAAGATACTTGGCCTAGATTATATCCATACCCAAACAGAGGGAATGGATAAATGAACACGCAATTGTCAATCAAGCCCAAGTGGATCACCGCCGATCTGGTGGAAGATATTTCCGACAACTGGATGGAAGAAACGGACCCGACGAACGAGCGCGGCGAGTTTGCCCAAGGCTATTTCATAGCAGATAGCGACGGGGAACTAACCCTGCGCGGCATATCTGTAGAGGATCGGGCAACGGTTGTTTATTACGACCGCCTGACCGCTGCGAAGTTTCTGACAATGGAAACCATATTTCGCATTGACGAGATTACCAACGCTGACCGCGTAACCGACGCAGATCGCGGATGGGCAGAGCTTGAAGCGGATTATAGCGCAAGCTGGCGGTATCTCTGATGGAGTTTACAGTTAAAAACCGTTGGACCGGAGAAGTTCAATTCACCGCAGATATTGAGTGCGGCGACAAAACGCCACGCTCAATAAGGATAGGGCTGGCTATCAAGTGGGCCATAAAGAACAATGCCAACCTTGCGGGTGCCTACCTTGCGGGTGCCAACCTTGCGGATGCCAACCTTGCGGATGCAAACCTTGCGGAAGCCTACCTTGAGGATGCAAAACATGAGCTTGCCAACCTTGCGGGTGCAGTACTTGGGGGGGGGGGGCGGGGGGGGGG